CAACTTAATAATAGTATTAATAATCAGACTGAGCAGCAAAATCAACAATTTCAACAAAATAAGCAAGAAGAAAAAGACAGGGAAGATAAGGGCAAAAATGATTCTAAAAAATTAGGTAGTATTTTCAGCTTTACAGTTATGAATCCATTTTCCCCAATCTTTGATTTATTTGCTGGTGGTGGTTGTCGTCCAATCCCAACCATTGGTAAAATGCTAAATAAACCAAATGCAACATATTGCCCTTGGTTCCCGAATAATATTAGATCTATATTAACCCCTGTCTTAGGTATTTCTGCTATGATGTTAATCTTTGGATTTGTTATTAGTTGGTTAAAGAAAGGAGGAATTTAATGGGTGAGATGATTGTTAATGGTATTAAAATGGCTTTTATTATTGGCGTCTCTATTACTTTTTTTACTGCCATTGTTAATCTTTTGAATTTAGTCGTTATGATTGCTTTTAATAATGTCATTGGTGAAGTTTTTCATATTATTTCTTGTTGTCTTCCATTTGATTCTAATGCTGTTTTTGGTGCTATTGCTTTGGCGATAAATGGTATTCTTGCTTTTATGATTGCTTCTAAAATTTTCAATCTTACTACTAATAAAATTAATGTATAATTTATTCAATATTTAATCTTAGGAGTTTTTATGCCTTTTAATCTATCAACTGGTAAATTACAATTTGAGGGTGAGCGTGGTACTACTTTGGGAGAATTAAAATCTATCGCTTCCTCTCTTGAATCTATTTCTAAATCTTTGGAGCAACTATGCGAAAAACTCAATCAGTAGTCAATCTAGATCCCATCGCCGTCAATAATAAACGTGATAATTCTATATTTGCCCGTTTATTAAAAACTCGACGATTTGGTGGCAAGAAAATTAAAAAGGAGATTCCATATGGCCATTATATGTTTTGTGGTTCCCAAGGTGGTGGCAAGACCGCTTCCATGCTCTGGTATTTTGAGCGATTATGCAAGCAATATCAGAAAAAAGGCTGGAAGATTAACAAAATTTACTCTAATTTCGGTATAGGTGAGAAGATTTCTAAAAATACGTTATTTTCGACCTTTCTAGATCTCCCCGAACTTAACAGGGAAGATAAGGTTATAAATTTCTTTTTATTAGATGAATTTCATACTTATTTTCCAAAAGATAATTTCGATCGTGCCACTAAGTTATTAGTTGGTGATTTAGTCCAGTGCTTCTCTCAGCTTCGTAAACGTCATTGTTTCGTTTTATCTTCATCCCAGATTTATGGCCGTCTTGATAAATCTTTACGTGAGCAATGTCTCTATATGATTCAATGCCGGCGATCTAAAATTTCCAATAAATTAGTTAATGATTTCATCCGTGGTGATGATATTCTCTGCGACGATCTAGGCCGTTGGTCTGGGAATCCCGAACGAATCTATGTCCACGGACTCTCTACGATAAAGTTTAATAGCTCTTTAATTATTAAAGAATAATCTCCCTTTTTGGCTTAATTGGTCATTAAAATCGGTTTAATGAATCAGTCAATGCCGTATGGCTTGACGGATTCATGCCGATTTTATAATTTAAGCCACCCAAAAAGGGAATCGGGCGTTATGTGGACGTAGTTCATAATAAGTACACATAACGCCTACTTTTGAAAGTGAGGTACATGCAAAAGGTGCAATATATATCAAATATAACGAAAGTTTATCCCTCTATGATTAAAGTCATAATATATAAAGAACCTGTATTAAATGTTATTTCCGATCGTATTAATTTCCGTCGTAATTTACGCCCAGAAGATAAGTATCTTCCATCTTATAGTTCTCTTAGACGATCTAAGGTTGCCATTAAAGATATTATCTATTCCAATAATTTCAAATATTTCTGTACTTTTACATTCGATCCCAAGAAACACGATCGCTATTCATTCATCCATTGCAAGAATGTAATGCTTAAATGGTTCAGGAATCAAAAAGACAAACATTCACCCGAATTAAAGTATATCTGTGTTCCTGAATATCATAAAGATGGTGCAATTCATTTTCATGCCCTTCTAGCTAATTTTAACGGCCGTATGAAAGACTCTGGCCATAAAACAGGCCAGGGAATCGCTATTTATAATTTAACTGGTTTTCGTGCTGGATTTTCGACTGCTTCCCCACTGGATGAGAATCTCGACGCTATTTCTGCATATATTTCTAAATATGTAACAAAGTCATTAATTTCACATTTTAATCATAAAAGATATTTCTGTTCTAGGAACTTATCGCGTCCCGTGAAGATTAGGAATTCCAAACTATTTCAGAATACACCCCCACTATTCAGAACCCGAATTGCTGACTTTGATAATATGCAGATTTATCACTTGCATAAATTTTAATATCATGTATCATAATACTAAGGTTATGCGTAATGTCGCACAATAACTATTTTGCGACAATAAAGAGGCGAATCCATCCAAATATAAATAATCGTGTGGACCCACTAATTTTCTACCCGCAGACAGAGAATCATCAGATATTTTTCTCCCAGCCCACCTCCATCGGCTCAACCCCAACCAAATACTTCTATAATCAGCTTCAAAAGCTCTTCTAAAGACCTGGGAATTGCTCCGCGCGCGTTCGAAAATCCACCTAAATTATCATTTAACAGAGGTAAATTCATCTATCATACATCAAAATACACGCGTTAATTCCGATAATTCTGGGGCTTCGGAGAAGAGTTCCAGAATCACTCCACCACCGCCACCCCTGTTAGGCACCTTGACTTTAAATAAATCTTCTTGTGAAATATGTATTTTGCACCAAATTTCACGAAAAAATTTAAATTTTGCGTTTCCCTCTCTCTGGCTTTTTCCTCTCTGTTCCCGACTAATTCCCGGCCCGCTCTCCCCTGATATTTGATTTTTCAATATTAATGAAAAATCGAGCTCTTCTCTACTTCTACCCCAAAACCGAACAAAAACCGAACTAAGCTATTTTAGGTGAATCTTTCAGTTCAAGCTCATTTTTTTAGACTCCGATATGAGAGTCATGACCCGACATGAGCCATAACTTTTTAAGTTTAAGTTCAACTAGCTAGCTCTTCCTCGTAAAGTACCCTTGCACTCCAGGACGATCCACGCGGAGCCAAGTTTTATCAGCGGTCGAAGGGTCAGAAAGATACGATCCATTCCCTCCCCTAAGCCTATTTCGCCTAATAAACGCATTTGTTGAAGAAGTTAATTTTGAGGTATCAAAATCCTGATTTACATAAATCTTCTCAAGGTTATCCGAAAAACCCGGGTCAATCGCAAACATACTACCAGCATTTTCAAGACTTGGTGTTTCAAAATTTGAAATATCCAAAATTGTCAAACCAGACATTTGCGAGAACATACTAATCATTGATTTAACTTTTCTCGTATTAAAATGCGATAAGTCTAAATTCACTAGACTCGTAGACTTTGCAATAACATCGGTAATACCTGCACTCTCCAATACAGCACGCATAGCACCACCCGCCTTTAGACCAG